GTTTCATTGCAGCTAATAGCAATAGTCTTAGAATGGATAAGCTTCCGGATTATATTTATGAGATGAGGGCTATTACATGGTTTAACGTGAATGCATCCACTCATAGCCAAAAAAGATCAGATGATTTCGTGAACTCTTTCTACGACCTTGTTGTAGGATGGGATCAGATTACTATGACATCCGTGGCTAAGGATGGGAAGAGGAACCAGTTCTATAGTCTTTCGGTAAGCATGTATGATGCTATTTATCCAACCGAAAACCAGCGTCCTTCCGGCACGGAGCAGGCCCCAGAGGGATTCGTGAAAGGCTCGTCCAACGGGTCTCCCGCTACACCTATGGAGAAGATATATGTGTTAAAAAATAACTACGCCCAGAGATGGACGATTAAACCAGAATAATATTATGAATATCAATATTTTAAAATTAAATTGGGGGGGGTAAAATCCTATTTGCCTTATGATGAGAAGAAGAATGTTACCCAAAAGGAAGATAATAGAGGTATTCGAGGAACTATCTCCTCAGGATAATGGATATTGGGCGGTTCCTGATGGGGTCTATGAGGTTGAGTTCGCGTTGGTCGCCGGAGGTCTTAATGGAGAATCTTCCAATATATATAATGCCGGGAGTGGCGGTAACGGAGGTGGTGTACTGACTGGGACTATATCCGTAAATCCAGGTGTTACATATAGGGTGGTTGTCGGAGATATAGGTCAGGATAGTGTATTCGGTATATATCAGGCTATTGCCGGTAAAGGTGGAAGAGGCGGATATGGAGTTGAAGGGGATGGCCATGATCCTTCCCCGGGAAATCCAGGGCAAGATGGATCATATGTTTTTAACAACAAATATCCTGACCGATATCCTTATCCTATGGGCGCTGGTGGTGGATCGGGGGCTTATACAAGAGGATGGAATATGGGCTTTTTATCCGGAGGGAAAGGCGGAAATCACGGGGGAGGTGATGGAGCTGGAGTCGAGGATATTGAGGGTGTTATTATTAATGGCAAAAATGGAGGTAATGCCACTTATTATGGAGGTGGTGGAGGAGGAGCCTCTAAAGCTTCTAATAGTGGGGCTACGAGCGGTCGAGGAGGATCAGGTTATCGTGGTATTATTATTTTACATTATTTTAAAAATGGACGGTGATTATATATAATTTTACACTAAAATAGCATATAAATAAGAATTTGTAAATATTCTATTTATATTTGCGCTATGTATTTGGTGGAGCAACATATAATTACTATTAATGATAAGAGATATAAGGATTTAGATCGAATATGTTTCTTATCCAAGAATCTGTATAATGCGGCTTTGTATATAATAAAGCAAGAGTTTCTTAGTACAGGTAAATGGATAAGATCTGTAGATCTTAACAAGAAGATGGTAGCAGAGAATAACATAGATTATAGGGCAATGAGTGGATCATCCTCTCAGCAGGTTCTTATGGCTTTAGATAAGAATCTAAAATCTTATTTCTCGGCTATCAAGGCATGGAAGCGTGATAATAAGAAATTTACCGGATGCCCTAAATTCCCAAAATATAAGCATAAAACAAAAGGCAGGAACGTATTTTCTTATTCTTACGTACAGTTTAGACATAGAGGAGATTTTATCTATTTCCCTAAGAAGGAGGGATTATCTCCTTTAAGAACTAATTGTAAGGAGGGAACTGTAAAGCAGGTTAGATTCGTCCCTAAATCAGATTGTTATGTTATAGAAGTTGTATATGAGTCAGTTATAAAAGATCAACTTGATGATAACAATAGGGTCATGTCTATTGATCTAGGTGTAAATAATCTTGCTTCTATCGTAACTAACGTAAGCAATAAGTCTATTTTGATAGATGGAAGGAGACTTAAATCTATTAATCAGTATTATAATAAAAAAAGGTCAGATATTCAAAAACAATTAAAGAAAGTAAATGGTAAAGAAAATTCGAGACGGTTGATGTCCTTAACAAGAAGGAGAAACAACAAGGTGAAAGATTATCTTCATAAGGCAAGTAAGGAGATAATAAATACTTGCTTGAATGAGGATATAACAACATTGATAGTAGGTCATAATGATGGATGGAAGCAAAATGTGAACCTTGGCAAAAGAAACAATCAGAATTTTGTTTCAATTCCATTTGAGATGTTTATATCAATGTTAAGGTATAAATCGGAAAGACAAGGGCTAAGATTTGTTGAAGTAAATGAATCTCACACGTCAAAATGCAGTTCTTTCGATTTAGAGTCAGTATGCCATCATGATACTTATGTTGGAAGAAGGGTAAGAAGAGGTCTTTTTAGGACAAGAGATGGTATTCTTATTAACGCTGATATCAACGGAAGTTATAATATCATGAGAAAAGTAAAGGGGGATGCAGTAATGCCACTCCATACAGGGTTTGGGTATAACCCGGTTAAGAAATTTATTAACTAATTATACAAGTGTAAACTTGTATATAATTACCAAATGGATGATATGAATAGAAATGATATTATAAAAGAATTAGGTTCTTATTTTGATATAGTTGAATTGGTGTGTCCTCATACATACAATAAGTGGAAGGACAGATCGTGGCAGTTTCTTGATACAGCGTTTCTCCATAATCTTCTTATATTACGGAGGGATATAATTAAACAGCCTATGTATTGTAATAATTGGGACAAGCAGGGGCAGTTTTCCCAACGTGGTCTTAGATGCAACATCTGCCAGATAGTCAAGGATAAGAAAGATGTTTATCTATCCGCTCATGTGTTGGGTAAGGCTGGGGATTTCGATGTCAAGTCAATGACGGCGGAACAGGCTAGAGGCTTGATCTTGGATCATCAAGATATGTTACCATATCCTTTCCGGCTTGAAGGGAAGGTGGGTTGGTTACATTTTGACAGCCTTGATACGAGGAACGGTATACACGCCGTGGTGTTTTAGGTACTTAACGGTATAGTGGTTAACTTTGCGTATAGGGTATAAAATGAAAGACAAAGACATGATAGAGCGAGTGGGGGCTTTATGGAATATAGCGCTTGCGTATGGTGCCTCTTGCTGGGCTTACTTCCAGCCAGTGCATCATTTATTGACCGTATTACTTATAGTATTAATAGCGAATTTTTTGGCTAGGTTAGCGCAAAGCGTAAGGGGCTGGAAGCTCCGTAGAAGCCGTAGGAGGAGGTTTAGTTTCAAGAGATGGCTTAGGGAGGTCAGGTTCACTGATATTCTTAAGGAGTTCGCTTTGTCTTGTTTTATAGTAATGACATTATGTGTTATATATAAGACGTTATACCCGATCGAGGAGGAGGCTAGCATGATACTTACCGTTACCAAATATGGGGTGTATATAGCCCTTGTTGGATATGTGATGCTTTTCCTGAATACGATAGGGGATGCTTTCGCTGACGCTTATCTGGTTAAGGTGTTCAAGGCTGTATTCAAGAGGATAAACGTATTCAAGATGTTTGGCTTCTCTAAAAACATACCTGACGAGATGTTTGACGATATAAAGAAGATTGCTGATGATAAGGTTAAGGATAAGTCTTAAGGCTGTTTTTTGTTTAGGTCTGTCGCTATTCCTGTCCTCTTGTGGAAGCAGGAGGCAGGTTAGCGACACGTCTATAGATAATCGTTTGATAAGCAGGATAGAGACGATGATAGATGAGGTCATGGACCGGAAGATCGTAGAGATCAGGACATCTGATCTTAATGCTGATATTGTCATAACTGAGAGGAAATTCGATACTACGAAGGAGGTGGATCCATCCACTGGGGAGCGACCCGTGTCCTCCCAGACGGACGCTCATATCGTCATCGGCCGGCGGGATAGCACGGTGACGGTCGATTCCCTTGGCATTGATAAGACTATTACCGGTGTTAAGGATATTGACAAGAAGACAGACATCGAACATAAGGACGTAGATGATAAGAAAGAATCAAGATGGCCAATAGCTATCACATCAATTAGTGTGTTGTTGATATTATTGGTTTTAATATATTTGCTAAAGAAGATGAAGGTTTTATGAGACGAAGAATGATTGAATGTACTAGGGGGGGGTGATTGACGATCATACTAGATTCTTAATGAGATTCAATGGTAATTTTAAGGTAGAGGGGAATCCTACTCCCTCTGGCAATCTCTTTATAGCCAATAATGGCAATCTTATCACCGATGGCTCAATACAATGTGTCCAATATAACAAAACGGATCCTTTTCTTTATACTATCATAAACACCAAAGAATCGTTATTGCCTGAGCTGTTTTATGACGGTCATCCATTTACTATAGACTTTTGGTATAAGTCAACCAATCTTGTTACAAGTTGTTTGGTTGAGCATGAATATCCTAATGGTATTTTTTATTTTGGTGTAGTTTTAACAGGTACTGGTTTTTATTTTTTATTTCAAGCTCAACAAGCTGGTTGGCATGTTGATAGAGTTGAGGCAAACAAATGGTATCATATAGCTATAGTCAGAAGCAGTAATGAATATGACATATTAAGATGTTTTGTTAATGGTATACTTATTATTAACACGAAAACCAATAATACGCTTTCCCTTAGGTCTTATAACCTAGGTATTAATACACGAGGTGATGGTATGGATAACGGAAATTTTATGATGGACGATTTCAGGATAAGTGATATAGCTAGATGGGAGTCAGATTTTGAACCTCCAAAAAGAAAGGGGCTATGATCCCTCACCGCCCCTTATCTGATTAGTTTTTAAAGGATATGCAAATAGCATAGAGGTCAGTCCCGGATTCGAACCGGGGTATATGGTTTTGCAGACCACCGACTAAACCAACTCATCCAACCGACCGTATCGCGAATATAAGGATTTTATTTGACCAGATGACTTAATTAACCATCTTTTTAACTAACAACTTTCCTTAAAGCTAAATAGTTCTTATTTAACTTCTGGAACCGTAGAGATAATTGTATAGACAAGCATTGTTTTTAGGTGACTCTTGTTGGAAGCCAATGAACAAGGTGGCGGCGTCATGGCGTGGGGCTGGTGGTTGCCTTCCATGGCCGGCCAGGAGCGGAGCGACTCACGACCCACCCTGCCGATTCCCTTTGGCACTTTACGCTTTAGCGCAGAAAAGAAGTAAGTATATAAATTCATTAACATTTAACATAGGTAGTAATTATGCGAATAAGATCGAACAAGAAGATGTGATAAATATTCAGATAATTTAAACATAAAGTATTTTGGGTGGTATTATTAAGATCTTTATTTACATACATACTACTGGTTTTTAAGTTAATGATTTTTAGTTATCTACTTTGAATAATAAAATGCGTTAGCTAACATCAATTCATTAGTCAAGTTATTAATTAACAATAGGCGGTTATTAAAGGTAAGAATAGTTTATAATGGATTTTCTTAGATAGGTGGAGCGAAGCTTCTTAATACACATGTCACAAAATGGACAACTGTGTTTCAGACACTTACCGTATTATTGATATAATATCATTGATATGTAGTAAAATTAGCTACGTTTTTACTTCCAAGAATCATGTCTTTTTCGTATATTTGAAGTGTTTAAGATAATGGTGATATGAAGTTTGATTTGAATTACATGAGGAAATGTTCTTCTATGATAAAAGAATTTCCTGTATATACTGAGGCTGAGAAGAAGCAGATAGCTGAGGGACGCTCTTGTATTAAGCTGTCTAAAGGTCAGCCTATATACCCACGTAATTTCAAGAAACGTAGAGATACTTTCGCTGGTGCTGATTATACCACGGCTAATCCAAGGGATATTGATCCTAACAACATCTATATACCTCCTTATTTTAGACTTAAGATTATCATGGCTATTATCATCAACTTTGATAGGGCTATTGCGTTTAACAGGATATCTGATAATGACTTTAAGCTAGGCATGACATACCGGTTCATTTATGAGCATGTCGGTTCTTTTAAGTGTTTTGAGAAGGCTTATAGCATGGTTTCGTTGGTTGTTGACAATGAACTCTCAATTATGAGATCCATTGGTGATTATAACTACAAATGGAATATGCGTAAGATATATCCATCATGTTTCGTAAGCAAGGCTAAATTTAGATATATTGGAGGTGATGAAGATACTCCTTCTGTTAGTTCTAAGGAAAGAGCTAACAAGGCTAGAAAGGCTGCTGTAGATCATAAGGTCATGATTATGGTCAGTATTATTGATATGAAGTCAGTCAATAGTATAAAGAAGATCGTTAAGTCTGATGGTGGGCTTAAGAATGATGGTAATAGGGTTGATGGAAGAAATAACAAGGTTCTTTTTAAGAAATTCAATGATCGTCTAGTTCGCGAGGGGTTTAAGGAGATGAAGACCTCATCTTTATATAAGTATTTGAAATTGGCGTTAGAGTTCTTGGGTGTAAGCTTATTAGAGCTAAGGTCTTTTGCTGATAGGGCTGTTTCTGATATAGAGAACGGAAAGAAAGGATATGCCCCTGACCTTTGCTCTCTTGATAATTATTTTGATGTCTGCTCTTTTATGGAGGATTCATGATGGATAACTTAAGTGTCATAAGAAGCGGAGATATATCTATTGTTTTTAACCATGATAATGATATGTTTAACATCCAAGAGCTATCCGATTCTATTGGATGCAAGAACATCTTATCGTCTATCGTAAAAGACCCGTTAAATGGAGCTATGTATGTAATAAGGGATGTTTATGGTCAGAAGTGGGGTGACATCGTGGCTTTGGTAAGATTCGGATGTATGTTGAATAAGTCGGTTGTAAAAGATTTGATTATTAAATGTATTAGATTATGGGTAGAGAAGTGTGATATCTCTTATAATAATGCTGGTTTATCTATATTTGATCCTATATACGATACTTTTCTTTTTAAAAGTTACATGTCGGTAGCTGGGGATAATACCGATCTTAATAGGTTTATTGTGGCTCTTAGAAGTAGGATGCTCACCTATGATCTTAAGTCTCTTTATCTTTATCTAGCCATGTTTATGGCTATTAATGGAGGTATTCTTCTTAGTGAGGAAGATCTACTTGCAGCTCTTATCTTATAGCTTCATTTGTTATATTGTTCAAATTAGTATCTTTGTGAAAAAGATATTAAGATGAACCAGATAAATATCATACCGAAGATAATTCATGATAAGTTTGCCGCTAGGATTATCATGGATGATTACGATATAGAGAAACCTATCGTTATTACTGTCGTGGCTAGACGTAACGATGGTGAGTATAATACCCAGATATTGACATACCCGACATCGGGCGTTGATTATGAGGGTAATGTAAGGATGGTGTTTTTCGATGTCGCTAGGTCTCATGTTTGCCAGATAACATCGGTGTTTATCAACGGTCATGAGGTCAAGACATATTATACCGATATCCCGGATCTTGATATGCAAGCCCGTTATGACGATAGCTTGTGCCGGTACGATAAGAAGGTTAATATGAATGATATTCGGCTGTCATTTCAGGTGCTAGAGACACGTGATCCAAAGGTATTGCAGGTATTGGATGAGTCCGAGTGGGGGCTACTGGAGGACAGGAAGGCGATCATCGAGATCACTACGCCGGGCATGTCCGACCCCGTTACGTTGTTCCTTGGCAAGAATCAGGTCAATACCTTTACTAGCCTAACATTAGGCCTCAATTGTTTTAATTACGATGATTGTAATGTAAAGTACCTTGATCTACCTGATGGTATATATGATATCAAGATCATAGGTAGCCCTTCTACTTACAACTTCAGTCGCAAGTATCTTAAGACGGATCTTATACGCAGACGTCTTGATCGGCTATGGATTAAGACTGATATCCTATGCGAGGACAAGGATAAGGATCTTATAAATAAGATACAGGAGATGGAGACGCTTATGGCTGTAGCGGAGGCTAACGTCAGGTTGGATAATATAGAGGCGGCTCATGAGATCATTGATCGTGTCGGAGAGCTTCTTGAGATGGCTACTAATTGCGTGGATTGTTGAACATAAAAATATTTAGTCGTGGGTTGTAATACTTGTAAGGAAAAGGCGTTAAAGGCCGAGAGGGAAAGAATTGAGAGAAGCATGATGAATCGTGTTTCTTCCACCGTTATTAGTGATAGGGAATACGCTTCTAGGAGCACCGCCGGTTGTATGGTCATGCTCGATCCGTTGAAGACCATGGAGCGTGACGTGGTGAGCATATACAAACAGACCCGTACCATAGGTGACGTGGGTATCGTCTATCTCAACATGCAGAAGAAGATCCGTGAGTGGATCAAGAACCTGCCATATGGATGCCCGCCTGACGAGGAGGTACAAGAAATGAGAAAGGAGATTCTGGATGGGCGCTCAGAGTATATTAAGCCTTGATAGATCGGATCTATGTAAGGCCGTGGATGAATGGTTATCTTGTCAGTGGAGTAGATACATGAGGTATCATAGGTATAGGATCGGAGACAAGCCCGATGTATCTTATTGGGGGAAGATAATTCGTCTGCAAAGGTCATTATGCGATAATGATTGCGGGTTATGCCCGGATGAGATAAGATCGTTAAAGGAACATATTAACAGGTTACTAGTATGAAAAAATACAGTTGTTCACATATAACTCCGTCCACTTGCGTGCCTTACGAGGGTGATCTCCCAGAGTGGTCAAAATATAAGGACTCTGGTGAGTGCGTTATGATCTCCGACGTGATAGAGGAGATATATGACGAGCTTACCCGTATCAGGGAGGCTATAGATGTCCGGGATCTTGGTGAGTCTTGCGTGAAGGTAAGTGGCGATAAGACCGTAGCGAAAGTTCTTTATGCTTTGGAGGATAAGATTTGTAATGGGTAATTAATGTCCTGATTTTAGGATATTAAAAATAGCCAATTGGATTGTGTTTGTCACACCAATTGGCTATTTTTGTATGTCCGCCGACTCTCACGAGGGAGCGGACATAAACTATTTAATTATTAATCTCAAAATTAGACTAAAAAATGAAGACGGTTAATGTTTTGACGAGAAAAATGGGTGATTTTAACGTTTTTCAAAGAACTAGTGATGGTTATTTCGAAGCATATGAATTAGTGAGACAATGGAACTCTTTAGAAGGTAATGAACAAAGGAAGATGGATGTATTTTTGTCATCATCTAAAACGAAGGAATTTATTGATGCGTTATTAGAGGAATTGTCTGTTGATAGTTTTGGGCAAAAATGCCCAAAAATTGATAATCAATTAGTTAAGAGATCTACTGTAAAAGAACCAGGTAAATCAGGAAGACCTAAGAAACAGGTGTGGATGCATCCATTTCTGTTTATCAAGTTCGCTATGTGGATAAATCCGAGGTTTGAGGTTCAAGTTATCAGATTTGTTCATGACCAGCTTATAGATTATAGGGATAAGGCCGGTGATGCTTATAAGAGAATGTCTTCCGCTTTATCTAAAATCGTGGACTCGTCAAGGTTTAAAGATAAAATACAGGATTTAGCTAGATCTCTGAATATAATAGTTTACGGTCTTCATGAGACTATGATAAGAAACTCTGTTGGCGAGGAGGTCAAGGCTAAAGAGTTGATGGAGCTAGAGATTGATATAGCTAAGATGATTGAATTTGGGTATATAACTACCGAGGAGCAGTTAAGGGATTATCTGTATAAGGTTTTGAGAAGCAAAAAGGCTCTTCCTTTGTAATTTGATTTTAAATTGTATCTTTGTGACAAAGTGAATCACAATGGTATACGGTAATAAAGAAATAGTTCGGACGTTCACCAGAAATAACCCGCCTGCCGGGTATGTGGGCGGTTCTGTTGACTACCGGGTCCCGGCCAACGTCTATTTTGGCGATACGCAGGAGGAGGCTGACAACAAGGCTGAAGATGATATCAAAGCCAACGGTCAGGACTACGCCAATACATATGCCGACATAATACCGGCTGTATGGTATAATGATCAGGTATGCGATGAGTTTATCAAGAATAATTGCGTAAGCGGTAAGGGATCCAAGGAGCAGGTATGTATAGAGGAAGGCAGGTTTGTCTCTTACGTATCCAAGAAAGATGCCAATGATAAGGCTAGGGTGGAGCTTGGACGGATCGGGCAGGGAGAGGCCAACTCCGTCGGGGTTTGCTGCGAGGACTGGGCCTCACAGCCTTTTCGTGGCTTGTTTTACAAGAACGATTGTGAGGCTGGCACATCGGGCAAGGAAGGTATTGTATATGAATTACCAGCCGGAGCTGTCATATCCGATATCTCCCAGATAGACGCCGATACGTTAGCCTATAGGAAGTTCATGAAAGAAGGTCAGGAGAAGGCTAATGCCGAGGGTAATTGCTCACCTGTATTCTATAATACTATGATCGGTGATTGGTTCGAGAAGATATGTCCATTCGGATATAAGTCCGGTAAAGTATATTACTCTATCAAAGCCAACAGGTTCAGGTCATGGATATCGGTTGAGGATGCCAACGCCAAGGCTCGTGAGGTCTTGATGGTAGAGGGACAGGAGTACGCTGACCTTAATCTTGAATGCGAGAAATGGATTGAGAATATCGATCAAGAAGATCAGTGTTATTGGTGATAATGCGTTTGTGTTTTCCATAATGTTAGATTAGTGTTTTGGAGGTAGAGGCTTATGGTCTCTACCTCTTATTGTTTCATACGTCTTGTTGTCTTATAATCAAACCAAATAAGTATCTTTGCTAAAAACATTAATATTATTAATATGTGTAATACAGGTGGTTGTTGTCATGATCATTCACGGGAACGTCCCGAAGAGTGTTGTCATGGCGTTAAGATAGATAGGTTTCTTAATAAATGCCCTAACGATCCTTGTGATCCTTGCGATCGGGATTGTCAGGACGAACCTTGTGTTGGTTATGGATGTCCTATAACCTTGTATGATAAATGCGTCTTGTACTCAGGCGATGAGTTGGTGGTGGATGGTATAGAGAAAGGTACTGATATCTCTGTCGTTATAGACTCATTGAGGCGTATTATAGCGTCTAGGGATAAGCAGATAGATTTATACCATCGTGAGGTTCTGGATTTGAAGAGGATTATAAACGAGCTTGTCAACGCCGGTGGTAGCGGCGGGGATAACGATACGGAAGAGGAGACGTGGTAATGAATGGTTGCAACAAAAAACAATACAGGCCTACTGTAGACGATACGAAAGTACCGTGCTCTACGTACATGAGTACCGATTGTATTTACCCCGGTGATAAGGTACGTGTGGAATCATTGGGATTATCCCCTAATTGCGATATGTCCGATACCCTTAACGCTATGATAAAAGCCATACGGGATAGGGATGCCGAGATACTTGAATTAAGAAGAATGATCAATAAATTGATTTGATATGAGAAATAATTGTAATCCATGTAAGCCGGAATATAGACCGGGGAACGAATGTAGTATCTACAGCTCCCAGATCATATATGACGGTCAGTCGTTTCCTGAGGCAGATATCAGGAACGGTGATGGCATGAATAACGTAATCGAGTCTCTGGTAAGGAAGCTGGTCGCCGTATCTGGCGCCACGGCGTCCATCCAGCGTGACTCGTTCAAGGGCGTTCAAGCTGTCAGATTAAGATACGAGCCGTTAGTCGTGCTCAGCGTTACCTATTGTGGCACTATTGTCCCCAATGACGGGTATGTCGTTTCTGGCAGGTCCGTTAAGTTTAAAAAGAAATATTGCATGGGTGATGAGTTCACTGATGTTAATATCGTATATACTACATTGAATAGTAATATTTTAAATATCTCATGTTATGGCTAAAAGAGTGTACGATACGGTCTTGGCTTCCGAGTGCGACGGCTGGGTATGTGGTGAGACCCTCAAGAAGGGATCTCTCCCCGTAGACAGGTTAGAACTTGATTCTTTTTCAGAGGCTGTCAGGGAGCTTATAGAACGGTTTTTCGAGGAGGGATGGTTGCCGGATATGATCTGTGATCTTGGTTGTGGAGGCGCCAGCGTGTTTGAGATTAAGCCTACTAACTTCGAGTATCCTCCTGAGGGTGGCGAGCAGATTCTGGAGATTATCGTAGGTAAGAGTGATAAATGGACTATAACTCAAGCGGAATGATATGAATAATTTAAAAGATATTCTTGCTAAGATCGAGCAAGGCTCCTCATGGGTGTCCTACGACAAGATTTCCGGTACCGGCCCCGACAAGGTGGCGATCAAGGTAGAACCGGGATGGATGGGTAGGTTGCCTAGGGAGACTTACGTGGCGGTCGAGAAAGGCAAGGTTACGAAGCTCGCCACTATAACCCAGAAGGGTATGGAGCGGGTAAGCGTGGATCCGACCAATATCATGTTCGACATGGAGGGTGGGACGGCGACCATCAACGCCAAGCTCAACTCCGCCTCGGTCAAGGCTTCCTGCCTTACTCTTGGTGGTTCGGTGAGCAAGTCTTATATAGTCTCCATGAACGTGAATGGCTTATCCATGAAGGTTCCGGAAGAGGATAGCAGATATATAGTGTATGCCGATCCTGAGGATCCCGGAGCCACTGATTTGTATGAGGCTAGCTTTGTCATAGCTATGCCTAAGAATATGGATAACGAACAACATCATGAGATGTTTGTCTTGAACGGTAAGGTTGTTAATATCAATCAACAGCCTAATGATATACCTTATATCATACTTGATCATGACTTCGATAACGTGACTAGCGAGAACGGTCAGGTTGTCATCGATATCAAGTCAAATACCGAGTATGATATCGAGCTGGTATGTTGCACTTGCGGTGATGGTAGTGAGCCGGAACCGGAACCACCCTTCAACGTGGATCCGCAAAGGTTGACGCTTAATAAGGATGGTGATACCCAAATCGTGAGGGTAGAGGCCGGAGATGATGTTTCATGGAGAATAACTGAAGGATAATATGGCAAGGGAAATAGATAAGAATTGTGTCGAGGGTAATTGCTTTGCCATTAACGACAAGAGCCATGGGGTAGGCGATAATAAGCTTAATATCGTATACAAGGCTAATTATACCGGTCAGATCTGTACGGCTAAGTTCCGTATAACGTCAAAGGACGGTAGTATTGTCAAGGAGTATATGATAGCTCAGGACGCCAAGCCCGTTTATTATAATATCAAGATGGTTCAGCCGTTCACCAAGGACGACTGTCTGGCCAACCAGCATGGATCGGTGGTGTTGTATACGGTCGAGGAAAGGACTTACAAGTCGTTTATCTCGCAGGAGGACGCAGACGCCAAGGCTATGGAGGATATAGCCCTGAACGGTCAGAAATACGCCAACGAGCATGGTGAGTGTATAACCGATATCTGGTATAACGAGGAGCAGAGAAAGACGTTTATACGTAATAATTGCGATAAGTTCAGTGACGGTCAGGAATATGTTTATATCATTCCTGAGGGCAAGTACGTATCTTCCATCTCTCAGGAGGACGCCGATAGGAAGGCTCTTGAGGATATTGAGAAGAACGGTCAACAACAAGCCAATTTGGAGGGTGAGTGTAAGCCTAAGGAGAATATCTATTATGGTAAGTTTAGTAAGACCTTTACCCGTAACAATTGTGACTCCACCCAATACGGTACTGATGTGGTTGTCGATGAGACGATGGTTACAGGGGACTTCAGATCCATCGTGTCTCAGGAAGACGCTAATAGCCTAGCCCAAGCCGCTGTCGAGGCTCAAGGTCAGGATATAGCGAATATCAAGGGTAACTGTGAGAAGATACCGGTATTTACCGGATCGTACTCCAAGGTATTCCAGAGAACCAACTGCCCTGAGGGTTCTACTCCTGTTGACTTCACTGTGGACGAGAAGATGTGTTCTGGATATCCGTTCACTTCTACGGTATCGCAGGATGCCGCCAACAAGCTGGCGCAGGACGCTGTCGAGGCGCAAGGTCAGGCTATCACCAACGAGCGTGGCGACTGTCAGACTAACGTCTACTATAACGTAAGGATGGAGAAGACAGTCACTAGAAACAATTGCGATGAGTTCCATATCGGTCAACCTTATACTTATGTCGTTTCCGCCGGTAAGTACTTCTCTATTATCTCCCAGAAGGACGCTGATGATAAGGCTAAGGCTGATCTTGAGGCTAACGCCCAGCAACAAGCCAACCTAGAAGGTGAGTGTAAGGAGAAGACGATCTACTACGGTAAGTATAGCAAGGAATTTACCAGAAACAATTGCGATAAGACTCAGTACGGAACCAAGGTTACCGTGGATGAGACTATGGTGACAGGGGATTTCAGGTCTACCGTATCTCAGGAAGACGCCAACAATAAGGCTAAGGCCGCCGTCGAGGCTCAAGGTCAGGATGTGGCTAACGTGAAAGGTAAGTGCGAGAAGGTGCCTGTATATACCGGTACTTATACACGTACGTTTACCCGTAACAATTGTGGTACTGGCACTGGTGGTACTTATACGGTAAATGATAGGATGGTTGACGGTTATCCGTTCACGTCTACCGTATCACAGGAGGATGCCAACAACAAGGCCAAGGCCGCCGTTGACGCCCAAGGACAGGCTCTTGCCAATATCCACGCCCTTTGTACGTACACCGGCCGTGCTTCCTTGGAGTTCACGAGAAACAACTGTGGTGAGTGTAAGATCGGATCTAAGGTGACGATCACCCAAGATATGGTAGAAGGACATCCATTCCAGTCTAACGACTCCCAGACCGCCGCTGACGCTATGGCTATGACCGCCGTACAGGTTCAAGGACAGGCTTTGGCTAACACCAAGGGTACTTGCTCTAACGCCACTATGTATACCGGTAAGGCTAGCTTCGAGTTCACGAAGAGCAATTGTGGCGCTAATCAGGTAGGAAATCCGTTCACCGTGACACAAGATATGGTGGAAGGTCATCCGTTCCAGTCTTGCGTGTCACAGGATGAGGCTAACTTAGTCGCTATGGCCGCTGTCATGAATCAAGGTCAGAAGATCGCCGATGAGCGTGGTACTTGCCATGAGGCTCCTAAGTACACCGGTCATTATAGCGAGGCGTTCGAGAAGAATAATTGTCCGTCTGGTCTTATCCCGTCTTCGGTTACCGTGACCGAGGCTGACGTGACCGGAGGTCCGTTCTACTCATACGAGAGCCAGTTCGCCGCCGATGAGCTTGCCAAGGCCGCTGTCAAGGCGCAAGGTCAGGCTATAGCCAACGATCGTGGTACTTGTGATGAGTTGAAGATATATGTAGGTAATTATAGCAAGGAGTTCACTCCTAAGTGTCCTACTTGTCAGTACGCCGATCCTATCACCGTAACCCCGGATCTTATGGGTCAGTTCTTCACCTCAACCCGTTCTCAGGAAGAGGCAGACGCTTTGGCTAAGGCCTATATCGACAGAATGGGTCAGGCGTTCGTCAACAAGAACTATGATGATACGTGCCATACGAAGACCGAGCAACCGGTATGGGAGACTATCGAGACCGTATGTAAGGACTGTATCTCTCAATTACATCAACGTAACACCAATACCTGTTATACTGATCCTGATAATCAAGAGCGGTATATAGCTGGTGGTAATAATACATGTTTCTGGTTTGGTACGGCATCCAAGGCCTTTACCCGTCAATGTGCGGATGGTGGAGTTGGAAGCTCTGTTACCGTAACTCAGAATGATGTTACGGACCCAAGTCCTAGCTCTGATGGTAAGTTTAAGTCATGTGTATCCCAAGCTGACGCTAACGCCAAGGCATTGGCGGCTGTTACGGCTCAGGGACAGAGCGTGGCTAACTCGAAAGGTACTTGTACGTGGACAGGAAGCTATACCGGTCAGGTTCAGAAGAACAATTGCGCTGATGGCGGCGTAGGAGACATGGTATCCGTAAGTAGCGATAGGCTGCCAGGACATCCGTATACCTCCAACATATCTTTG